GCTTTAATTTTCTTGAGTATATACCTAGCAATGTAAGCTGCGCTCTCAAAATTTAAAGAACCAATTAAGTGATTTCCCTTAGGCCAATGTCTTAAAACGGTCTTAGATGTATAAGTCCGATCGCCATTAGAACTACCAAAATGGACACGATCAAAGTCGTAATCCATACCAAAAAGCGCGATATGAAAATGAGGACGCCGTGAAGCGTCTCCATACTCACCAGAAGCAACATAACGAAATTTATGACCAGCCTTACGCATACGTTTAAAAAACTTTTGCAGATCAGCTTTTAAAAGCTGCCCATGCATTGGTAAATTGTCATCATCATATGTGAGGTTGAGCATACAAGATCGCTCGTGCATCATCTGCTCGTGGGTAATCCTTATAGCCCACTCCCTTGAGTATGCAAGCCGACACTCTATACACTGTCCGCATTTAAGCAAACCATGTGTTGGATGTGACCACAAAGCATTACACACAAACTAAAAACGGATACCGCCACGCATTGGAGCGTTAACGATATTTGTCAATTTGGTTTTACCCACATTTGACTTAAACTGCTTAGCACTACTGTTTTTATTTACAGAGGATCTATACAAAGGTTTCATTTCATTTCTCCTTAGAAGTTGGTGTCAATAGGTACAGTTACATCAAGTAGCGAACTGTACCATTATTCCGACTTAGACGTCGGTTCCGCAGCTGAAACTTGCGTTTCAGCAACGGCTTTAGGAATAGCCAAACCCAAGCGAATCGCCTCATCTGTGTTTGCTGGATCAGCAAAGAAAGTGAGGAACTCTTGGGGGCTATTATTAAAACGAGCACGAATTTTAGCGTCCATACGCATAAAATTCTCATCAGCCTGACGCACATAATTCATGGCAGTCTGAAAATCAAAAATGCCTTCGGCATCCATATATTGGGGCATATTAACTGGTGAAGGTAAAACACCAGATTTCATAAAACGATCAACAATCGTATTAATATCAGATTCTTCTTTAAACTGCTGTTGAGTTAAAGAAGCATCATCACACTTTAAGCCATGTTTATCACTAGCTAAATCCATATCATAATTAAATGGAGCACGACAAAATACAGTTTTCATTTTCATTTCCTTTAAAAATAAACGAGCCATTATCTAATGCCACGAGGTAACAAAATAGACTTCATAACTTCAATAACAGGTAATAACTCTTTTGAAGTTCTACCAAAATTATCAAAAGCTTTAGCAGCCTTAAGATCAAGATCTTTTAATTGACCATCTTTTTTAAGATTGGCAATAGTTTCTTCCATAACAGCACGCTGTTTACCAGTAGTCATACCTTGTTCTTGATAGTTATCGCCTTGTTGCTTAATCATATAAGCAGTAGCTTTTAACTTATTCTGTTGGGTTTCAAAATGAGTATCACCTTTAATTTGATCAATCTGAGCTTTAATCATATCAGTTGCTTGCTCAACTTTTTTAAGCTCAGCAAAAGATAAATCAGTTTGAACACCAGTTAAATAATCTGTTTGAGCAGAAGTTTGTCTAGTAGAAGCTTGAGTATTAGCAACTTGCGCAGTGCCAAGTGCAGCTTGAACACCAGAAGTTGCTGGGTTTTGATAAGTTGCCATAGAACCAGAAGGGGAGCTTGCGCCCCCTCCTTTAACATAAGCAAGCATAGGATTTAAACCAGCAGATTCCATATCCTTAACTTGCCGTTGATAAGCAGAATTAGACATTCGTTCTTGAAAATCCATTTGTGCTTGAGCGTTTGCTTGGTTAGCTTTATTGGTTTCTTCTTGAGCAGAATAACCAAGTACACCAGAAACGGTAGATGCAATAGGAGCAGTTAACCATTCAAACATATTAGAAATGATCAATTAAGCCTGGTACAGAGTACATAGGCATAGGACGAGCAGCAGTTGTTTCGAAGAAAGCATCAAGTAAAAGCTGCTGACCATTAGCAGAAGCACCAATAGCAAGATTACGTGCTAAAGGAGGATTATCTTGAATAAAAGTTGAATTCAAGGTAGGCAAAGAAGTGAATTTTTGCGCATAATGCCACGGGTCAATAGTACCCGTAGAAGTAGACTTAAATAAGCCAGTAATTTCCGAGGGGTTATAACGATACTCGGCCCATCGTTCTTGATAACCAAAAACCGAGTTATCTTGAGTTGTATTACCAGTAACATAGATCTCCTTATTTAATACAGATTGCTCACCAAGATGAGAAAAAGCGGGAAAATAATAATCATAGCGAGTACTACGAGACCAGTGTCGTCGTAGACCTTGCTGATAAGTAAGATCAGCACGAACAGAGACAAGACCAATAACATAACCGTGCTCGACGAAGGATTGAGTAAATCCATGTTGTCCTTTTCCTAAAAAAGTACCAAAAGCAGCTAAATTACCAATAGGAGTAGTAGAACCAGATAAACCAGTAGCACTACTTTGTGGAACTGGAGAAATATTAATATTAGTTGAACCACCACCTAAATATTCTGGTCGTTGCAATCTAGCATCTGGTGAAGCAACGCCAAAATGAGAGCGAATTATCTCAGTGTAGCGAGTACCACCACGAGCATCACGCTCAAGCAACTTTTGAATCTGAAAAGATTGACGAAGCTGATTAATAGTGGCAGCAGTAGCCCCTGAAAGATCAGCAAAAAGAGGAGTAGAAAGAGGGCTTAAAGCAGTACCAATATAAGTAGGTGCAGCAGCAGAGTTAGAAAGCAAATCTTTAGCAACGCCAGAAGAATTAAGAACACTAGCTCTAAAGTTTGTTACACCATCACTATTCATCTTAATAGGCGCAGAAGTGCCTAAAGGAATAGAAACAGCAGTACCACCCTTTTGAGGCCAAGGCAAAGCAGAAGTAAAATAATCATGTCGTTTGCCACGACGTAAAAGCACATAATTTGTGCTAGGAGTAGTATCAGGGCCATCGCCCGTATCAACTACAGAAGAATTTTGTAAATTCTCATCACGGAACCACTGATTATAAATGAGGTTATAAGCTCTTACAGGAAGCGCAGAATGTGAAACCGTAAGACCAGTGCCAACTTGCCCGACAGTTGGCAAGCCAAAATAGTCTTGCAGCGAACCAACTGCATAGCCTCCAGCTGGGGAAACTTGTTGAGGTATAGAGTAGGAAATAGAATCGGCAGGGTTATTTTGCTCCCCCATAAATTTAACCCAATTTGTCCATAAGAGACGATTAGGAACAAAGAAAAAGAATGAGTCCAAATGGAGGTTATCCATGACTGGGAAAATGGGAGTAGCCAAACGGCCGAACATAGTAACTTTAGTGTTGAACGTATCACCGGGTAAAACCTCCTCACACATAATAGGTACAAGAAAACCACTATCGAAAGTGGTCTTAAGCGTTTTCTGCATAGAAAACTTAGAACGCGGAATATCCGCTCTAGGAACCATCGCAAAATCATGCGAACTGGCAGATTTATTTGAAAACATAAAAATCCTTAAATAAAAAAGCACCCCGAAGGGTGCAAGGGTCAAAGAGAACTTGTAACAACGTCCTTACCACGGACTAGAATTGTAGGAGCGCTTTCACGAAGAAAAGCACCGTTTGAATCATCAAACTGACCTAACAAATATAAATCAAAATCATCAGGATGTTTATTCAATGGATTATCGGCAGCAGCACGATTGATCTCATCAGTAAAATCACGAACAGCCACATTGGTATGTGGAACAAAAAACGGGCGATTGAAAACATCAGCAGCCCTATCCTTAACAGTAACTATATATTGCAACATTTTTGACCTTTACATTGTACGTTTTGATAAATTAACTCTAGATTCGCTGACTAACTGTCTTGCGATCTTTCGAACAGGAAGATTCTCGAACATATTACGCTCCACTTCCATATCAGCTCTAGCCGAGGAGCGAAACTGCATATCTAAACTCAAATCATGACCCAACTCCTTTAACAAAGTCTTGTAATACCTAGGGACTGGCGCCCTAGAACCCTGACTGGTAACAACACTTGCTGTCGGAAAAACATCCGACATAAAGTAATCGTTAAACCAGCCCTTACTAATGCCTTTCGACATTATTAAGAACTCAGGATTTGGAAATGTTATTTCCCCATCCTTAGAAACGTGTAATGGCAAAGGTGATAACTTATCTGAGGCTTTAATTTTCTTGAGTATATACCTAGCAATGTAAGCTGCGCTCTCAAAATTTAAAGAACCAATTAAGTGATTTCCCTTAGGCCAATGTCTTAAAACGGTCTTAGATGTATAAGTCCGATCG